TGTGACTAACGCTACAGAGTCTATACATTTTAAAGATGTGATACCCGGAACTGTTTTGTTTAATAATTCTTGGCTTAAACATTCTTTGAGCTTTAACAAGAACAGTAGCCCAACAAGATGTATACATTTTATTGTTAGCCATAAGGAAAAATAGTGCAGCATACGATAACGCCTTTTTCTAGCGAGTTACCTCCTTTTTATTGGTGGAAAGACGCTTTTTCTATAGAAGAGTTAAATTATTTACAGAGTAGAGCTAGGGCTGCTACGGAAAAACCTTTAGTGGGGGATGGAGTACAAAACACTAAATTGCGCCGTTGTAATGTTTCTTGGATAAACAAAAACGAAGAAACTAATTTTGTTTTTGAAAAGTTAGCTTATGTAGCGTCTCAAATAAATAAGTTTTATCGTTTTGACTTAACTGGTTTTGGAGAAGCTCTTCAATTAACTACTTACTCTGAAGACGAACAAGGTACTTATGGATGGCATCAAGATTTTGGTAACGATGTTAGTAGAAAGTTATCTATTGTAGTTCAGTTATCAGACCCCCACGAATATGAAGGTGGCAATTTACAAATTTTAAATGGAGAAAATCCAGTAACGATTGAAAGGCAAAGAGGTCTTATAGCAGTATTTCCATCCTATACTTTACATAGAGTTACGCCAGTAACTAAAGGAAATAGGCAGTCTTTAGTAGCTTGGGTAACAGGGCCAATGTTTAGATGACAGATACATATAACAACTTCATAGGCATTTACCGAAATGCCTGCCCAGAAAGATACTGCAAACATTTAATAGCAGAGTTTGAAAATCGTGTTGCAGAGGGGGCCGGATATAACAGGCAGCAAAAAGGAAGAATGTATGCTGCTAAACACGAAAAAGATGATCTTGCTATAAGTTTTAACGCTGGAATGCTTGAGTTAGCTAACTTTGAAGGCCATTGCTCAAGAGAAATATTTTTTCAAACCTTACAAAAAGGATTTGAGGCGTACACTGAACAATTTTCTGTATTAAAAAATAGCAGAATAAACGGCAACTGCATGAAAATACAAAAAACCACTAAGGGTGGTGGATACCATTTGTGGCATGCCGAACAAAATGATGGTGACCAAGCTAATCGAGTATTAGTTTATTCATTGTATTTAAACACTTTACCTGAAAATGGCGGTGGAGAAACTGAATTTTTATATCAACAAGAGCGTATACCAGCCGTTGAAAACACGCTTTTAATATGGCCCGCTGCTTTTACTCACGCTCATAGGGGTAACCTTGTATTAAGTGATGAACCAAAATATATAGTTACTGGCTGGTTTTACTATGAATGAAATTTTTAAAGAGAATGGATGTATAAAGCTAGATTCTTTTTTAGACGAACAGACAACTAACACCTTTGCTGCATACTTTACTAATAAGGTACGGCGCGGTGAATGGACAAGTAGTAGTAAAGATATATGGAGTAAATGGGCTTATTATGCTGACCCACTAGCTGAAGTTTTATTGGCAGGTGCAAAAGATAGAGTAGAAGAAATACTAGACTTACAACTTGAGCCTACATATACATACGCTCGCATCTACCAAGAAAATGAGGATTTACCTCCGCATAAAGACCGAGATTCTTGCGAGATAAGTCTAACAATTAGCATAGCTTATGTTGGAGAAGTTTGGCCTTTTTGGGTGCAATACAAAGACAAAGACCCAATGAAATTTATGTTAAAACCGGGAGATGCAGTCTTATATCAAGGTTGTGAAGCATCACACTGGAGACATGTATTACCTGTTGGTGCTTCTGCTATGCAGATAATGTTACATTACGTGGATAAGAACGGTTCAAATTTATCTAATAAACTAGATCTTAGACCTGATTTGGGTTACCCATCTAGTAGGCTTGATCTATAGGAGTTTCAAATGCCTATCGGAACTACAAAACTAGGATTATTTGGAGCAGGCGGCGTCCCAGCGGGATCAGAAACTTTTAATTCTCCCGGTACCTTTTCCGTTCCTGTTGGAATTAGCGAAGTAAATGTTACAGGACAAGGAGGGACAGGCAATCCGGGCAATCCCGGTAACCCCGGAGGGGGGCCTCTTAATAGGGGCGGCGGAGGCGGAGGCGGCGGAGGTATGTTTCAATTTATTCTTTGCCCCTGTGGCCCCGGCGGCCCTTCTGGTAATAGTTCACAATTTTATCCGGGGAATGCAGGTAATCCTTCCCCAATTGGTCAGCCCGGAGGGGGGTCATGCGCCCCCGGTACCTCCGGCACTCCATCTCCCTTTGGCAACCCCGGCAGTGCGGGTAGTGCAGGTACTCCTTCTACGGCTATTTGTTTAACATTTCCGGGCGGCAGTGCAGGTAATGCGGGGAACGGAGGAGTCGCAGAAACTGGAGGACAAGGGGGTGGGGCCGGAGGGCAAGGTTATTACCAGCAAACTTGGGCTGGGCCTCCGTACGTAAACATTGTCGGTGGTGGAGGCGGCGGTGGTTACCTTGGGGGTAATCCCGGTAATCCCGGTGCTTCAAGTGGTATTGGGGGAAATGGCCACCCTACTGCGGGTAATGGAGGCGGCGGTTTTGGCTTTACTACATGTAATAGTGGTGGAGGCGGCGGTGGAGGCGGCGGCGCTTATCCATCGGGGCCGGGTGCAGGTAATCCGGGGAACCCCGGTAACTCCGGTTCTCCCGCGACGTATAACTGCCAACCAGTAAGTCCGGGCGGAAGCTATCCTGTAACAGTAGGTTCTGGAGGTCAGGTAGTAATTAGTTGGAATGCAACATAATGGCTAAACATAATCCATCTGAAAAATTTAAAAAAATTGAAGAAGAGATAATAGACGCCTCCAGAGAAGGTGATTTGTACCGTGGCAGAAGCCTAGGAATTGGTACTGCTTTTGGTGGAGTAGTAGAGATCAACATACGTTTAAATAATGGGCATTGTGCTTGGCTGCCTTTACAACCTGTAGAGGCTACTGAAATTATCCACCAACTAGCTGCTGCAATAGGGTGCCATATTAACCTACAGCCAAGAGAAGATTTTGCTAGTTGGAGAAAATGGAATGAAAAAACAGAAAGCAATTCTTCACATGCACCAATGGCGGTACCTTTTAAACAAGATTGCAGATTACCAAAACCTGAAGATCAACCCGGTTTAAAAATAGATAAAGATAGGAGTCATTCAGATGACACAGTTATGGCAATTAAAAAACACGCAGACAAATGAGGCCCTAAATGATCCGCAGCCCTTACCAGAAAACTGGGGGCCGATCTTTGGGATGAGCAATATAGTAGATCAGTTATCTGATTTATCTTGGTTAGGAGAAGAATACGCTAACCAAGGATGGTTCCCCGCTGGCGAAGGTACTGAAGCGGTACAATCTACAGCCGGATGGATTGCTTGGGAGAAAGCAAAGAAACTTTTAGCTGAATCTGACTGGGCAGTTCTTTCTGATGTTCCTATGGATAACGCAGACCGAATAGCTTGGATTGAATATAGAAGACAATTACGAGAAATACGTTCTCATGCTGAGTTCCCAAATATGGAATGGCCTAACAAGCCCGAATGAAATATAGAATACGTTTCAATAAGTCAAGAGGGCAACCGGGCAGAGGCACAGTAGAACATGTTTGGCGCGTGCTTCAAGGAAACACAGAGTGGTTAGCAAGACATGTGATTATTGAAGTGCCTTCGAGAAGTGAGCAAGAAGGGCCGGATTGGAACATGGTTTGTGAGGGCGAGATGTTATTTTTTGATGACACAGATACAGTGGTTATTAAGTAGATTTTATGGGTTTTTTAAAAAGAAACAAAAATTTAATTGTTAACTGCTACACAAATAAGTCAGAAGTCTATAATTATTGCCCTATCATTTTAGCTAACAAAGCAATACCAGATTGGTTCAAAGCCTTACCTACTCCACAGTACAAAGGGCCGTCTAGTAAAGAAAACGTAAGAAACCTAAAAGAGTGTGTTGCATTTTTAAAATATTTTTCTAAAGGTTTTGTTTTACCTCTTTGGAGCGATTTGTTTTTAGAAATAGGGCCAAAAGGAACTACCCAGTACAGATACCAATATTCAGATTGTAGTTCAGAAATAGACATACACGATGAAAACAGTTCAAACAAAGCAATTTTAGATAGCGAATACCAGCATTTAAAATTGATTAGTCCTTGGGTAATACGTTGCGATGAGGAAGTAGACTTTATAGCTTTGCAACCCGAATGGCACTTTGACAAGTTAAATTTTTCACATGTTTTGTCTGGCGTAATGGACTTTAAAGTAAACGCTGCTACTAATGTAAACATGTATGTAAAGAGGCAAAAAGAACAACAAAATTTTTTACTAAAAGTAAACACGCCGATATATCATTTTGTACCTATTACAGAAAGAAAAATGGTGTTAAAAAATCATTTAGTTAGCAACGAAGAATTTAGAAATATACAGCAAGCAAATGTTGCTATGTCGTTTAAACGACATTATTACTTTAAAAGAAATGCGCTAAAACAAAATAAGTGTCCGTTTAAGTTTGATGTTTAAAGCTAAGGTTTTTGAGAGTATGCGCTGTGATTCACGTCTTTGTTTTGATAATGACTATAGGTGGCGTCGAGGTTGCTAATGATGACTGTCGTGAGGCGATGTGCTTTCGTAGTATCGACACCTGTAACGAGTTTGCCGCAAAACTAAGACAGAGAGGTTCACCCAGTACCTCTATAGGGATCACAGCGTACTGCAAGCCAATACTGGTAGATCCAACCCAAGACGGGGTGAAAATCTACTAATGGCCGCAGAGATCATCGCAGCAGTACAAGTGTGCGCCTCTGCCTACCGCTTTATGAAGACGGCGGTAAACGAGGGCCGGGAACTGGGTGACATGACCAGAGCTTTGAGTAAGTTCTGGGATGCCCGAGAAGAGGTTAGTATTTTAGAGCAAAAGGCTACTAACCCCAGCAAGATAGAGAAGTTATTTGGCGGAAGCTCAGTAGAAAGTCAGGCTCTGGAAATAACGCTTCAAAAGAAGAAAGCAGAGCAGCTAGAGAAAGAATTAAAAGACCTGTTCTACTGGACGGGTAACGCCAATCTCTGGCACGACATGATTAAAGAACGGGCTAGGATACGCAATATGCGTATCGCTGAAGCAAAGGCAAAAGCGCAGTCCAGAGCGGCAATGATCGATATAGCTGCAATATTAGGGACATTTACAGTCATCTTTGTGGTGGTTATGGCGATTACTAGCGTGGCGGTAGACTAATGGAACTTTCAGGACAGATAATATTTGACGGAATAATCCTTATAGCAGGGTTTTTGGCTGCGTGGGCTTATACCCGCATATTCACACTACTAGACAGGCTGGGCCAAGACCTTAAAGAGATACCTGAGAAATATGTTTCCAAGGATGACTTCCGTGAGGACATTCGCGAAATCAAAGAAATGCTTGGTGCAATATTCAAAAGACTAGAGAACAAGGCCGACAAATGAAAATTGATCCTGTATTGCTGAACATGGCCGCAAGCTGGTCAATGAAGGCATATAACGACAAGAACAAAGACGCTATCAAGGTCGAAAACAAAGTTACGGGGGCCACGGCGTTTGTAGTAAAACGCAAGTCTATAGACGTTATCGTCTTTCGCGGCACCCAGAAAAAGGTAAACGATATCTTAACCGACATGCTCGTAGTTCCAGTGCCGTATGTTGGAAGACTATGCCACGGTGGGTTCGTAGCTCAGCATGCCTCAATATGGGGCAAAATCAAAAAGCACCTCGACCCCAAGAAACGTACTCTGATAACCGGACATAGCCTCGGCGGTGCGTTGGCAGAGCTTTCTGCGGCCAAGCTAAACGGTAAGCACGAGAACATAAATCTCATAACCTTTGGTAAGCCAAACGTGTTCTTCAAAGGTTTCAAGCGCCCAATGAAGCTGGATACTCAGATATCCTGTGTGCAGGGCAGCGATATGGTGGCTAGAGTCCCTCGACTCTGCTATGGCCCCTCTAAATCCCAAGACATGCTGTATTTCAGCAACACTGGCGGGACTTTTATCAACCCAGAAAAAAGTTTCCGTATAGCGGATCGAGGTGGTCTTAAAGACCGAGTTACCGATCATTTTATGGACGGCTACAAAGCATCGTTAACCCGTTTTCTTGAGGAGGAGAACAAATGAGAATCCTAGCTATCGCACTGCTTTTGACCCTTTCTAGTTGCACATCTGTTCAAGGTGTGATCGACAACAAAGAAATCTACTGCTCACAGTTCTACAAGGGCATTCGGGCTGTAGGTCGTTCTGCTCTGTCTGCT